TTATTTTTCTAAATATTTTTTCTTATCTTCATGATATTTTTCTAAATCATGAATAATTTCCATATATTCTCTATCTTCTTCTTTATTGAATAAATAATCTGCTATAATTTTTGGTAAAATCATTATTGAAGCTATTAATTCAATTAGATAAGCAATGATTGTCAAAATTATGCTCATAGAATCTATTAAATTTTTAAAATAAAAAACTAATATCAATGGAGCTAATGATAATATGCAAAACATAAACATTATCACTATAAAAAACCATTTTTTAAAAGATTTTTTTTGCGATTCTCTTGTTTGTAAAACATCAAAGGCTTGTGATAACCTTAACCCTAATTCTGCATCCACAGCTCTATAAGATTCTAATAATTTTATTCTTGTATTTAACACAGTTTCTTCTATTTTAGGAGTTTCATTTGATTCGGTTATTAACTGTAAATCATCTTCTAAATACTCATCAAAATCATCAAATTCATCATCTAAAAACGCTATCAATTCATCTTCAAAAAAATCATCATTCATTATTATCTCCTCCTAAAGTAGATAATAAATTTAAATCCTCCAGTCTTGTTCTAGTATATTCTACTGGTATCATAAAACGATCAGATAAAATATTTATAATAGTACTCTTATTTTCTAATTCTTTAAGCAAATCAATTTCTTCAATAACTTTCTTTTTTGGCATTAATATCATTGTAGCAAATTTATATGAATTTAAAGCATGCTCTTTTGTATTTACTCTTTTGATATTTAGACTCCTTAATATTGAAATTTGATTAAGTCCTATTTTAAAGTAGAGTGTAAATATTGCAATTTGGTACGCAATGTAAAATGCTTGTTCTTTATTAGAATCATTATGATTAATAATAATCGCTCTTTTTACCTTTACTTTTTCTAAAAATGTTGGTGGTTTTTTTCCATCATACATTAATGATACTACATTTTCTAATTTACCAGAAAAAGATGCTTCAATAATCTTAAATCCCATATTTCTTGCTATCTTCCATACATTGATAGGCAATTCATCATAGTTTATTTTATTTCTAACAACAATTTCTTCTGCCCATTTTTCAAAATACATAGTATTTGATTCCACATTATCTCTAATATCTAAAATATATTGTGGTACTGTTAATTTTAAGTTATTTTCATCTAATTCTGTTAAATTCTCATCTTTCAATATCACATTACTAGCATCCATTTTTTATCACCCTTTTAGCATTAAACATTATAACACAAATATAAATAAAATACTAATATTAGTATAATATGAAAATTAAAAAAATATAACAATATATTTTAAGATATTTAAGATAATTTCACATAACTCAATATATATTATATTTATAAAAAAAACCTATCCTCAATATGAGAATAGGCATATACTTTATATTTTCTTAAGTTTTCCTTGTTTTGCTAAAGAAATAAGAGTTATATTTTGCTTAGCAGTTCCTGTATAACTTTTAATACCATTTGCTTTAGCTATTTCTTTTCTCTTTTGCCATGATCCATAATATTTTGATGGAACACCAATTGCTTTTAATACTTCATCAATTTTTTGAGATTTACCTGTATACTTTTTATAATAAGATACTTTAGCTGATGATTGTGTTGTTGCTTTATCATTCCAATGCTCAGCTAAATATGATCCTTTTACAACCAACAAATGTGTAAAGTCTTTTGCTCTTTTATCCCATGAAGAAACTTCCATATCTTTATCTACACCATTTGCTTCATAAATCTTTAGACCTTCTCCAACATAAGCAACATGTCCTTGTTTCCAGATTGCCATTCCTTCTTTTGCATTTGCCTTAGTGACCTTTAATAATTTAACTGCACTTGATTTTAATTGAGAACTTCCCTGCTGTGCAATTCCTAAAATCTTACATGTAAGTCCACTGCAATCAATACCCATATATCCTTTATCTGCATCACTTAATGTTTTCTTTATATATGCATCTGTATAAACTCCCGGATATTGCTTTGCTAATTTATTTACTAACGATGTTGTGTGCTTTTGATACTTAGCTCCATATACATAACGACATACACTATCTTTGCATAAATCTTTTGCTAATTGATTTGATTTTGTAATTGTATTCATTTTATTTTCCTCCTAACTAAAAAGAGCAGCTTTGTAGCTACTCCTCATTCTCCAATAGTTTTGTTGGTACTTCATTAGTAAGTTGGGTAAGCAACTTTTCTAACTTATCTTTTAACCAAAGTGGCATAGGAATACCAATCAAATACATATTTTTTAATATGCTTATAGCCTCATACAAGATGAAGAACAATCCAAAAAATTCTAACATACCTATCTTTTCTACTCCTAGAATTTCTAAATATGTCTTTGGTACAAATCCAATAACATTAATATGTATTGTTAAATCTGCTACAAATAAGAATAGAATAGAGAAGATCATTCCAACTTTGCGAATACCTCCATCAATTCCAAAGCTACTATTAAAAGCATGTTCTTTAACTGCTCTTAATACTCCAAAAAATGTATCAAACATAATACACCATGCAACAATCAATACAACTATATTTGTACTTAATGATCCATATATAATATTTAAAATATTTTCCATTTTTATCTTTCCTCCTGTTTTTCTTTATTTAAAATCATTTGTTTGATTTCATTTATTTCATTTTTTAAAGAATTTATTTCATTTTGCTGTTCCTTTATCATTAAAATAAGATAAGGTGTAAGTTCAGTATAGTTTATACCCCATGATAACAATTCATCATCTATATCTTCACCATGATAGGATTTCTCATTTTCCCCATCAATAATGCTTGCTTGAACCATTGATAAATCACCCAAGTTTAAATCTTTAATATGTTTAGCTAGAGTTTGAGCTCCTAATCCTATGTGAATACGTTCTCCTGTATCCCCTTTACCTTTTCTTCTATAAGCTATAGGTTCTAATCCCATAATGAAGTCTTTAGCCTTAAAATCAAAGTCTTCAATAACGTCTTTTTCCTTTAAATCTGATGCTGTAATAGCATTTGTAAAAAAGGCAGTATTGAAACGATAAGTTGTTGTTCCAAGATATGCTCCAGAGTTTGTAGCTGGTCTTAATACGGTTCTATGATTATCGCTTTGTTCTCTAAACAATTCTAATGCAATAGCTTTATATGAATCAGAATTACTATTTGCATGAAACTTCATAAAATCTCCTGCGTATATATCTGTATTTCCATAAACACCTGTCGCTGATGTTCCTATAATGACACGATCATCACTAGAACAATAGATAAGATTTCCTGCTGTTCCTTTTGAATTGTATGTTCCAAAAGCACTCGTATTATTCGTTCTAATAACCCCATTAACTGTAACAGGCTTAGAAAAGTAAAAATCATTTTGCCTAGCTGCTAATTGATGAGTTGCACTTGTTGCTAAGTCATAGTAAAAACTAATACCTGGATTATTTCTTGATTTATCAGCAACCAAATGTAAATAGCCATTTGTTCCTAATGTTCCACCAGCTTTTCCATCAACTGCACTTGTTTTTCCACCAGTATATAATCCGCCATTGGTTCTAATATAACCATGTGTGATAATTTTATTTGCATCTATAGTTGTACTTTTTAATCCAGCTTCAATATCGCTATTGTCATATATATCAATTCCATTGACACCATAACTTGCATTACACATATCTCCATCAAATCCTAGTGATTCATAATCTAAAGATACATAATAATCTATTTTTCCACCATATGTTCCTGATTCCATTTCAAAGCCTTTATGGCTTATTCTTATTTCTTCACTTGGACCATATTCAATATCACTAGCTGGTCTATATGACCTAAAGAAAATAACGTTTTTACTTGCATCAAGAATAAATTGTTTTCTATTTAATGTTCCATCTATTGTTTTAAGTATATCTACTTCAAGTGAATTGTTTTCTATTGAAAAGCCACCAATAGATCCACTTAACGCATCAATCTTTCCACTAAACTCTCCATTTACAGATTTCATATTACCTAGATTATCAACTATAAATTTATTGTTGATATTAAGACTACCACCTGTTATATCTCCTAAATCAGAAGTTAAGGAACTTAATTTATTCACATTCATCTTATCAGCAGTAACACTATTGGCCACAATATTTGTTCCATCAAGATATTTTTGATAAATTTCATTGCTTAGTTGTTCTTGTGTAAGATGACCTCCTTCAGCATTCATTCGATAATAGAGACCATCTAAACCTGTCAATATTAAACTATCAGCTACAACAGTATTAACCTTTATTAAATCTCCATTGAATCTAACAGAGGTCAATTCATAAAGAATACCTTCTTCTCCTGTTACTTTTTCAAACACACCACTTTTAACAAATAGATTATCAACATACTCAGTACCTACATTAGATAAATCAATCTTTGCATAGGTAGCTTCTAAATTACCAACTTTAAGATTTTCAATTATTCCTTTAAGTGCTTTAAAAGTTTCTGCGGACACATAATCAAATTCTGCATTTTTACCTTTTAAGTTTTCTATTTCAGCATTAATTGCATCTAAATCTTCTGTAGAGATGCTATCAAACTCTCCAATCTTTGCTTTTATGCTGTCTATATCAGCATTAAGTGCTTTTAATTCATTTGCTGATACATAGTCTAATTCACTATATTTAGCTTTTAACCTTTCTATATCAGCGATAACAATATCAGCATTTTCAATGTTAGCAATTTTAGATTGCAAATTATCTATAATACCATTAATTACATCTAATTCATCACTAATCACTTTATGAGCTAGCATTTTACCAGTTTCAATAACTTTTTCATTTACTTCTAACAAGTCTTTATCAGAAGCTGACGGAGAAGAAAGATTCCCCATAACAATCGCAGTATGATTTTCGATTGTAGTAAGAACTCTTTCACCATCTTTTACTTTTGCAACAGTTGAAATCGGAGTAAGTACATTTGAACCATCTAGACTTATGTATTTTCTATCATTGATAATTTTTACAGTACCATACAAGTATTTATTTTCATTATTACTTGTTGAATCATTTGTTAGTTCAACAAATTGTTTTAATAAAGAATCTTTCAATATCATATAATTATCCCTTCCATAGACTTTCGGTATAAACAGCTTTTTCTTCTACGACGCAACCTGTTTCGCATTTCAATGATTGTGATATAACCTTGGCCTTTACATTTATAATACCTGCTCTTTTGTAATCTAAAAGCACACAATCTCCTACTCTTACTGGACAATATCCATGTGTGTATGAAATTGTGTGCTCTAAACATGATTTATCTCTTAATACTTGTTTGGCGTATGTATCTAAATATACTTGATTAGCTTCTCCATATAAAGAAGGATTCTCTTCTCTATATATAACTTTTCTTCCTCTATTAACAATTGATACAGGACTATTAATATCATTATTTTCAACATGCGATATTAAATATCCACTTTCTGTTGAACAGACAACTTCTACAACATTTGGTATATCAAATGTATCATTTTCATCTTCTATAGATGGATACATAATAGAACTATTATCATCTGTGTATTTATATACTGGTGATAATGATGATATATCTTGCTTAGGTGCAAAAAGAATTCTTCCCATTTCATCAAGTGAGAATTTATAATTTACAATTGATATAAAGTCAGATAAAAAAGACAACCATGTGTCTTTTTTATCTGCTATGAAATTGTTACTTATGGCTTGTTGATATGATGGTCTAACAACAGGTGCTCTTATTCTTTCCTGACATAATTCATAAGCAGTATCCATTATCTCTTGACCTTTTAATATAGAGTACCCAATAGGAGGCATATCCATTTTTAATTCAATTAAAGGTGTATATGCATCCATATTTATATCATAGGTTTTTCCATCAAAACTTGCAGATGGTGTTTGTGCAAGAAATGTTCCTAAAGGTATCTTTTCTTGCTCCTTATTTTGAACAACAATAAGATAAATTCTTATATAACATTCATTTAATGGCATTGATGATTTGAATTTAGCTGATCCTAAAGTATTATCCGATTCATTACGATTTATTGTACATGATTCTATAGTGTCGATAATATTCATATCTGCCCATGTATTAGGATCAACAACGTAAAATTCATATGTTTGCTTCATAGATTCGTTCCAGTTAATCATTATATACCACCTTCCACTCTTTCAACACTAAATGTTACTGGTATAACTACACTACTATGTTTAATATCAATAGACACATCAATCTTTGCCCAATACCCACTACCAGATGGTTCACGAACATAAACGTCTCCCAGCCACACTGCTAATTTACGTATTAAATTTAATGTCTCAATATCATTTTTTAGAATAGATGCAGACCATGTAGCTGTCTCACCCTTTTGTGTTCCATAATAACTAACTGGATTCTTACGACCAATATATTCAATAAGAGAAACATCATTCTTATGACTTTCACTTATATCTATATTATATGGAAGATACAGTATCATTCTTTCAAGGTTAATATCTATAGGATAATCTTCTCCTTGTGCATTTTCATCTTCATATTCTAATTGTTTATAACTTTCGTCCCATGTTATGACAATAGCGTTTTCTAACACTGGCTCAGGAGGTAAATCTTCAAATGCTATATTGCTTGTAATTTTACTTTTAGCTACTATTCGATATCTAGCATAATATAATGCTGGATGTGGATCAACAACAGAAATAGTGCCATTATTTTCGAGTTCATTAGCTATCTCTACTAAATTACCATCAGCCTCTTTTCGATATACAGATAAAGTAACATCATTATCAAGATTCCCATCATCATCTTCACAACGTGGGGTTATGATTGCTGTTAATTCATCTTCATCTATATATATACTACCATCTGGAGTTGGTACATCATCATCCCAACTCACTTCAAATTCATCTACCGTTTCTGCTATCATACCAGAACTCATTGATACAATAACCGTAACTATATAACTTTGATTATTTTCAAGTATTATATTGCTTGGTAAAAGCTGTATATAAAGAGGTCTTGTCTTACTTATAAATGTTTCAGAAAACACCTCATCACCTGCATTTATATAAACTGTCTCTCCATTAACATCCTCACAATCATAAGAATTTTTTGATTTGATATTAATATGATAGCTTATAGGTGTTTGACTATTAGGTCCAGGAGTACATTTTATGACATATGGAAAATGTGTTAGTATTCCTGAATCATCACCAAGTAACAATTCTATAGTTGGTTTTGCATAAACTTCTATAGTTCTTTGTACAGACCAATCACTATAAGAATTTAAAATTCCCTTTGTACGAACACGCCATAATAGCTTAGAACCATCAACACAATTATAATTTGATAAATTAATAGTTTTAGAGTATATTGGATTATCATTATCTTTATTATCGGCACTATCAATATTTAATGTATATTTTTTACCATTTACATTAATTTCTATAATAGCAGCCGTTTGATTAGAACCATCTTCTGAATTATGAGTCCAATATAAAACAACATTTTCTCCTACATTCGCAGTAGTAGTAAGAGACCATGTTGTAGGTGGTGAAGGTTTTGTCCCTAAAACTGTAGAGACAATGTTAGACCATCCCGACTCTCCTGTACCATTAATAGCTCTTGCTCGAAAATACCATGTCTCTGCTGAATCAAGTCCTGTTATGTATATAGTATTAGTTTTTGAACTTTTCTTTTTAATTGAAGCTGAACTTGTTTCTGTAGAACTATCAAAATATTTTTTCTGTGTTGTATATTCTACTTCAAAATCAGTTGCTAAAGAACTAGTACCTAAAACTAATTTAACTGATGTTTCACTATCTGGTTTACATGACTGAATAGCTACTTTACTTGGTGTTGTAATTATTTCCTCTGAATATTCAGTCCATCCACTATATCTTTCTTGTTCACTAGTATACATAATTTCCATACCATCAATACCTGTTGAATTTGAAGTAAATGTATTAATAGCTCTACATTTTACTTTATACTTACATCCTGGTGTAAGTGATTTAACTAATTGTGCTTTTTGATTGCTTACTTTAACTTTTGTGCTTGAACTCGTTTTATTTGTTATGTTGTATAAATAAAACTGAATTTTATTTGTCAGTATAGCTGCGGATTGTTCAACTATATCACTTACTGTCATAGTTAATTTGTTATCTTTACTTATACTAACAGTAGGTACTTTAGGAACATCAGGTGAAATAACTGCAAGGTCTTTTGTATAAGTAACTGCTGTGCCTGTAAAATATGACTTCGTCACTTCTTTTGTTGTCTTTTTACCTTTTTTATCCTTTACAGTTTTCTTTTCTTTATATGTAGTTGATACAGGAGTAACTCTACATTTTATTTTAATGGCATTTTCTGGAATACTAAATGTAGAGTTTTTATAAGTTGTTGTTGAATTAGATCCTTCAAAAGAAACTCCATTACCTGTTGTATATAGCCATACAACTTTATAATGCTTAAGATGCTTTGTATATTTAGAAGATAAATTCCAAGTTGCATAAGCTGTCTTTCTATCTGTTCCAAGCTGAAAATCAATTTTTAAACCACTTACACTTGCCATCTTAAACCCTTCTTTCTACCTTCACTGCCCTAACAATTTCTTTCATTGCATTAGACACATTACTTCCATCATCATATGTGATACCATCAATTATATTTGTTGTTGTAGGTCTAGCTAAAATATCTTTACGTAATCCATTTATTACTGATATTAATTGAGAACTGTCTGATTGCATACCTTTAGTAGAAACTGTGAAATCGGCATCAATCATTCCAAATGTTGAATTATTTAACTCATCCATTGCATTTTTTACAGGATTCAGATTGTTTTCAATGCCTTTAGCCATTCCCAAAGTCAACATTTTACCTACTTCATTTTCAAATACTTTTGAAGGTGAATGTATTCCGAAAAACGATTTAATTCCATCCAAAACAGAATTTCCGAATCCCTTTATTTTATCAAGTATCCATCCTGTCATATCACTAATACCATTCCATAATCCTTCAACAAGATTTTTCCCAATATTCAATAATGATTTAGGTAATGTTTTAAAACCTAAAACTATTAGGTCTTTAATTTTATTAATAGCTAAATTTATAATTCCTCCTGATTTTTTAATCCCATTAGAAAAAGATGCAAAAGCATTAGAGGCTAAGCTCAACAATTTTGATGGTAATGATTTCAAAGTATTAATAATTGCTTTTAATATATTACCACTATTGTTTTTAATGAAACCAACCATACTTGCTATTCCTTTTCCAAAGAAATCTATAATACTCTTTCCTAGATTAAGCCAGTTAAATGCTTGAATTGCACTAACAATTGCTGTTATGATTTGAGGTATATTTGAAATAAGTAATGGAATAGCACTTATAATCCCACTAATAAGTTTTTTTATTAATTCAACACCTTTAGTAAGTATTACAGGTGCATTATCATTGATAATATTAGCAAATGTAGTAATAACTTGAGGTAATTGTGTTATCAATACAGGTAATGCATTAATAATCCCTTGTACAATATTAGATAGTATTTCAAAACCCTTACTTATAAAAGTTGGTGCTTGTTCTGTTAGATAATTTCCAAATTCTTGTGTAAAAGTTAAAAAACTTGATAAAAGATTAGGAAATCCACTTATAAATCCACTTGAAAGAGAACTTATAAGACTTATACCTTTTGTTAGTAATTGAGGTCCTAACGTTGTAATAATCGTTGGAATCTGCGTAACGATATTACTTACCATAGGTAAAAGATTTCCAAAAAGAAAAGTGCCTGTTGTTGTTACAAGATTTTTCAACGAGGGCACAATATTTTCTCCTAAAGTCATATTACCTAATAAATCTGTAAAAGATGCTTTCATAGAAGCTAATGATCCAGATAATGTAGAAGCTGCTTCCTTTGATGTTGTTCCAGTTATATCTAAATCTTTTTGAATAACATGAATAGCACTATATACATCATTAAGATTGTTTATATTGTATTTTACACAACTTATTTTTTGTGCATCCTTTAATAAACGTTGCATTTCCTCCTTGGTACCACCATAACCTAATTTAAGGTTATCCAGCATAGTATAATTTTGTTTTGCAAAACCTTGATAAGCATTTTGTATCAAGTCAAGAGAGGTACCCATTTTATTGGAGTTATCAGCCATATCAATAATTGCTTGATTTGCTGAATCTGCTGCTTTACGTGTATCACCCTTAAGTGATTGCAACAAGGAAGCACTAAAACTTGTTACTTGTTCCATATAAGAATTTGCATCTACACCAGCTGTTTTAAATGCTTCTCGTGCATAATTTTTAACTTTATCAGCATCACCCTTGAAAAGTGTTTCTATTCCACCTAATGACTGCTCTAATTTTGCACCTTGGGATATTGCTGATGATAGTGCTTGCCCTATTCCAGCAGCTGCAATAGCGCCTTTTATTTTTGATGCTATAGAAATTCCTGACTTTTGTCCTGCAGAAGTAGATTCATCATTTAAAACATCAGAAATACTTCCTTTTATACCTTCAGATGAAGGTATAATTTGTACATATGCTTTTGCTAATTCCATTATATCCCCTCCTTCTTTAAAATTTTTTTCTTCATAATTTCAAAATCCTCGCCAGTATTAAATGCTATAATTTCATTGTCTTCGGCATTAACATTAATATTTAATAACTTAGATGTAATTGAAATAGGTTTATTTTTTCCTTTTCTTCCATCTTCTGTTTTTGCCCAAACAAGATATGACAACCTGTCAACAATGCTTGATAGAAGAACAGTTTCTAATGAATAATTAGTGTTATTCATTTTTAGTTTAATCCTACTATTTTCTCTTAAATTAACAGAAAAAAGAGCTACCTTTGAAAGTGGTAACTCTCTATAATTGTATATATTATAGTTTTCTGCTAAATCGCATTCTAATAAATCACTATCATAATTCAGCATTCTAGCGAGGATTATTAGTTTTTTGTTTTTTGATTATTCATTAATATATCACTCAACTCTTTAGTCATAGCTTCAGTTGATATTCTTCCATTACTATTTTTAATATGATTTTTTAATCTTTCATATTGTTTTTTTCCTAATAGCTTAATTACTGCATCAACTGAATATTGAGGATTTCCTTTGTCTATTTCTCTGAGAATTTCAAGCAATTCCCAATCGTCAAGTACTTCCTTTTTCAATGAATAATTAAATCCTGTTTTAGTTTTACCCTTAATCATTAGAATTTCCTCCCATGACAATATATTCATAATGAGTGTTTCCTTCATCATCAGGTTCTGCATCTATTGTTAATTCATATCCAATTGCTCCCTCATCATTGTATTCAATTTCACCAATTTCAGAAATACTAGCACTTGGTATAACAATTCTTTTTAAGATTCCGCCTTTTAAAATCATTTCAATAACCCATGAACTTTGTTCTAATTCTTTTGAATTTGCTTTAACTGTAACACCTGTTTCAAGTGTTCCAGTTACATTTTCGTCACCATAAATTGTTTTTAATACATCAGGATTGATTGACTCAATCAGTTTGAAAGTGAAAGTATCTTCTTTACCACCTTGAACAACTAATACAACAATCCCTCCCCATGATTTAATTTTTTCTGCTTCTGGTGAATTGCTATTTTTTAATCCATCTTCACTTATATATCCAAGTGATTTAAACGCATTATCTAATGGATCGATAGCATTTGTAGGTAAAACTGTTCCTTTTGTTGCTCTTGAAATTGCTCCACCCACTTTAGGCTTACCAGCTGTTACATAATCTGCTTTACTCATATATAATTCTCCTTTAATAATAAACTAATTCGTATATCGCATGATAGCGATATTGCTTTTTATTTATATCAGTATGATTGTAATCATTTTCTAATTTTACTTTTGATATAGAATCTAAAGTAATCGCATTATTCATTGCTTCTTTAACTTGCATATTCAATAACGCTGATTGATACAATGATTCAGCATGTGATTGAATAGTAATAGTAGCAGAATGAATATAATTACTTGTACTACTTCCTATTTTTTCTAATAGGATATATCTTTGGTCCATTTCCTCTTGTTTTTCTAAATAAACAGGCACATCTAATGCACTTTCAAGGTAATTTAATAATATAATTTCTATCATTTTAACGCCTTGATAATAGAATAATTTTCTATGCTCTCTTTTTTAGCTTTATCTGTTACTGCTTTAATCGAAGCATTTACACGATTTTTTCCAACCATATGTGTTACTTCATATCCATCACCTAATTTTGATTGTGCCTTTGATGCTATTTGTGTACACACATTTAGCATTTCACTTGACCTTAATAATTCTCTTACACCATTTGTATTAAGTTTAACTTTCAACTTAGCCATATCTTTCAACCATCACCTTTTTATTCCATCTTAATGGTATATTTTCATCTATTCCTTGAATAGTGAATCCAAAAACAAGCCAATCAGTTCCGAAAAAATGAACTTTTTTATTTTCCCATAAATGATCATCATCTTTGGGAATTGCTAATGTATAGACTGCCTTTTTTCCAACTAAATCAGTTGATGTAACAATATCATCTGTTGTTGAAGGACTGACCAATACATTTTCAACTGTGATTTCTTTATATTCATAAATAGGATGATTAAATGCATCTTTTCCTGTTTCAAACTTGTCATATAATATAACTGGTATTCCTTTAATCATTCCCATATAGATCAATCACTCCTATTTGTTGTCTTCTAAGTCCTAATCTTGCTAATTCTGATTTTTTGATAAACAAACCACCACCAGGAACTAAGAAAGTCCCACTTACTGAATAACCTAATGCTGATTCAGACATTTGTGACATTGGTTCTTGATCTGTTGATGTCATAAGTGTTCTCGCAACAACATCAACAGTTACACTTTTAGCTACCTCTAAAAGAAATTCATCTTCAGCAATCATTTCATCTAAATTTTTATGAACCTTCTTAGCTTCATAACGTAAAGAAGCCGAAACAGTTTTTAATAGTGCTTCGGCTTTCTTTTTTTCAGTTTCTTTTAAAGGTCTCCACAACAATTCTAAATCATCTGATGTTGCGAAAGATTCCATTTTTATTCACCAGCTTTTACAACTCTAGCAAATGCTTTTTCATCCATGATTGCCCATCCTAAATAGACTTCTGAACGAATAAATACTTGATTATGACCTTTTAGGTCTTTTCCAGTATTATCTGGATCACCGTATGGGATAATATCCATTAAAATCTCCTTAGTAATACCATATCTAAAGTATTTAGCAAAGTCACCGATGATAACCAAATCATTAGAATTGTTAAATGATACAGTTGAATTAACATCCACTGGTAATCCTTTTAAAGTTGAAGCGGTATTACCCCATCCTAATTCAGGGAACTTAGCAGTACCATTTTTGTACTCTAATTCGCTTAATGACGTTCTATATGCTTTAGACATTGCGAAACCAGATACATCATAATAATCACAATCATCAAATGTAGCAATTGCTTTATTGATATCCTTATCTTCTTCTCCTTTAGTTGTAACAACAGTTTGAGTTCCTGCGTCAAAATGATTAGTACCAATCAATGTTGAAGCAGTACCAGTTCTAGGATTAATTCCATGCATGGCCATAATATCCAAACCTCTAGCTACTTTAGCAGCAAATCCTTCATTGAATGCTTTTAAGATTTCAATTTTCTTTTCTTCACTTGCATACATAAATTCATCTGATACTCTAATACCATATTCAACTTTCAATGGAACCATAGTCTTTGAAGCTAATCCTGCTGATCCTCTTGTTTTTGCTTCTGATTCACCAACAATATTCACTTCATCATCCATTGTGAATTCCATAATCTCTTTACCAGTAAAAGGTAAAGGTTCAGCGTTTGCTAGTTTAGCTAATGAAGAGTGTCCTCTTACTTTTGTAAATAAATCTGTCACCAGTTCAGGTGTGTAAATTGTTTTATAATTTTTCATTTCTAATACATCTGCCATGTTTCTATCCTCCTATAAATTTTTAAGCATCTGTTTATATCCTTCGTTTAACTTTGCCTTATCCAAATCATCTTTTGTATAAACTGGATCAGGCGAATATAAAGGTGGTTTTTTCTTATTTGAAGCAAAACCAGATAAGATTTTTGCATCTTCTCTAATTTCATCTTCTGTAGTTCCCTTTAATCTGTCTTTAAGTTCTAAAGGGATACCCATATCAATTGCTACTCTCGTTTTTACCGAGTCGGTCTCGTATTTAGCAATTTGCTTTTTGTAATCATCAATTTGACTATCAAAATCTGCATATTGACTTTCTTTTTCTTGAATAGATGTATTCAATCCATCAATTTGTTTTTGATAATCTGCCTTGATTTTTTCTAGATCATCTGGTGAAGTGTATTTTTCATATTTCTTAGCTTCACGCCCTAATCTTTCTTTGATTCTTTCATCAAATTCTTCTTGTGTTGTAATTGGGTTAAAATCTTCCATTTCTTTCTCCTCCTAATTAACCGCTTAGTGTACGTATTTTTTTATATTAAAAAAGTCACCTTATAAAAAAAGTGACTTTCCTAATAACTTATTTGTTGTTTCCTTTTTTCTTTGGTAGAAACACATAACCAATGAGCAAGAATAACACTATCCATTAGTGCTATTTCTCGTTCTTCATTTAATGTCTTATATCCAAAACCTCCATTTGTACCAATAGCTCTTTTCTCACAATTAGATACAACTTGAGTTAATGACGATTGATTGTTATGACATATGCTTTTTGATGATAATACTGCCTGCTCAAAAAGATTGTTTGCAATAATAACTTCTTTGACTGTTGGTAATATAGGTTTCAACTTTATTCCATATTCTTTGATATCATCACACAATACATCTTGTGCTCCAGCACCATCAATAGCAACTTTTGCAATATCAGCATATTTCAAAAAATCAATAATCCATAAATTACCATTTCTTTTACTTTGACAATCAATAGCTTCTACAAATATCTTCTTATCAACTTTAGTCGCAATAGACATAGCTATATTTGTCCCATCACGCCCATATTTGATTCCTACATATAATTTCTTTGTAAACTTAGGTATCTGTTCAACTTTTAAAGAAGTCCATTCATGTTCAGTGATAGCTGACTTTTGAGAATAAGAAAGCCAATGTCCTAAACGTTGAATGTTGAAATCAACATCATCAGTTGTATCTTCATTCTCAATAACTCTTTCAGTAAGACCCTGTCCTAATGATGGATTTGTTTCATACCATGCATCCTTATCTTTAGGATCATGAAGTTTTTCAACTGACCATTCAGCCCAACCAGTATTTTTTGATTGTCCAGATAAAACCTTATCTCTAACCTTTTGAAATACTGTTCCATGTGAAATTGCTGTGGGTGGTGTTCCTAACATAATGATTTGCGGATTTGCACTTGCAGAAATAACATACTTTAAGGCTGATTCTTGATCTATAGTATATTCCTGTGCTTCATCTATAATAAGTAAATCATAACCTTCTCCAAGCCCTCCAGTATTAGAACGAGTACGAAAATTAACAGTATGTGTCAATTTCCTTGATTTACCATTTTCATCTTTCAATCTTATGTTTTCTTGACCTTTAGCTTTTGCAGAATCATATTTTATTTCTGCACAATCAAGAAGATAAGTAACCGTTTCCCATACTGCATGAGCAGTCGAAATTAAATGAGCAGTATATAATATCTTTTCTCCATGCATTAATCCCCACATGAGACGCATAATAACATCTTCTGTTTTACCATTTCTTCTAGGTACTGCATATCCATATGTTGAATGAACCCATAAGTTATCATCACCAACTGCCATAATGTCATAAATCATTATCTCTTGCCATTCTCTAGCAGTTCTACCAGTTTTATTGTAGATATTAATAGCCTCTTGCCCTTTGGTTTTGTTATAAGGCAACACTAATGAGGTTGTAGGAGTTTGTCTGCCCATTCTTTAACACTAATGAGGTTGTAGGAGTTTGTCTGCCAATTCTTTTTGGCTCCATATCCTACCTCCTATGTTTTAATTTTTTAGACGTCACAATCAATGGCATCACCTCCAAAAAATATAATTATATTGAATATTTTAATAACTTTATGTATAATATATATAAAGATAACGTTATTGGTTGGGAACTTTTAGGGCCCTCTCAATAGCGTTATCTTTTTTTGCTTCGTAAAATTAATATAGTTTTTTCATTCTTTTTTATAATTAGATCCATTTCCCCTTTACTTCTTTTTGAAAATTTTTCTACTATCAAATTTAATAAGTTATTATTAACTTCAAAATTAGATATATCTAGAACTATTCCAGATGATTTACTTGTGGTATCCGTAGTTGATTTTGCACTATTTAACTGACTAACAGCTTTTCTAATTCTTTTATCTATAGAATTAGCAGATACTGGTGTTTTGAATTCCCAAAATTCATTTTTCCAATAAGCGTCTGGCCATTTTATAACTTTATCTTCTTGAAGTAAATGAATATTGCCACCATATGTTTTATGTAACCATTCACCTATACTTATATCTTCTTTTTTTACCTCTTCATCTATAATAATATTTCCTTTATTTGGAGTAGCTTCACTTATATATTTTTTTGTTACATCTTCTATCCCCTTAGGTAAATTAAGTTTTGTTTTCTTTTGTATATTCTCCAATCTATTTTGTACAATGTCTAATTTACTATTATCATTCCATTTTTTTGACCATACATCTTGAACTTTTTTAGAACCATCAGAAGGATCATAAACAACAACACAATCACAATTAGCATGACGTCTGAAAACATCACTCCTTGTAGTACTTACATTCGCATAATCATATACTCCTGCGAGATTTTGACACCATTTACAAGTTTTTCCACTTGTTCTTCTGATAATTTTGGGACTAAGCCCACTTTTAAAATGAAAATCAGCATTTTCCTTTACTGAATCATCAACTATACTTTTAGCATTTGTACTTAGTGACTGAAGAAAGCTCTTTTCTCTTTCACTATATTTGCTAGCATTAGAAATATAATTAATAATACCTTCTGTTTTTTCTTCTTTATATGTTGGTTTTATTCCTTTTATTCCAATCCCTGCTTTTTGATTAAGCGAAGTCTGAACAGCTGCACAATGTGAAGCAATTGTCTTATAATTTTCTTTACACATTGGTTCAACAAGAGATTTCGCAATATTGTAATACATTTTACTATCTGGTAATACTTCATCACTTATATTCTTTTGAAATGCTTTTGATAGACATATACCTAATTCTTTTGAGTATTTCAACATATCTTCATAATTTGCATTACCTTTTTTTATCTTGCTTGTAATTTCCTTTATAAGACTATTTGATGAAATTTCTTTTTCATAGGTATTTTTTATTGCATTAAGTAATTTTTGTGTTATATCGTCCATCATTCTTCCTCAACGGTATCTTCAAATTCAATAGGATTCTCTTCTACTTTATTGTTCATGTTCATATCTACATCTTCATAATAATCAATACCTGTTAAATCTCTTAAATTTTCTTTACCAAAATAACTTGGTACTGCTTGATTGATTTTAATTGCTCCATCACCAATGATTGATAATGCAGATGAATCAGGTTCAAATAATGGTTCCCATTTAGGCTTTGTTAAGTATATTTGATTTCTTGAATATGGATAATTATCTCTTACACATACTGCTAAATAACCAGCATTTAAAAAACCTGAACCAAATGTCTTTTGTGCTTTTCTAGCAATTAATCTTAGATTCTCATGTTGAGCTTTGATTGCTTCAACACTTGATGGATTTTCTGTTGAAAAACCTAAATCATCTAATGTTAATCCTGTTTCACCAGCGAATAGCGATGCAAACATTTTCAATTGATCAATATATGGTGACATTGACTGCTGTTGAAACTGTCCAACTGTCGGACTACCACCATCTTCATCTTTGCTAATCTGAATCATTGATGATATTGTAGCTTTCCATTTTTCTAATTTTTCTGCATCTTTATCCATACCTAATATATATTTTTGAGGAAATGAATAAAACTCTGCTGATATTTCTGAACGTTTTAATGTTCTAAGAGCACTTTGTTGGATATTCATACAAGCTCTTGAAATCCTTGAATGACCAAATGGTCTTTTAGGATCAGGTCTATATATAATTGGCACCAATAAAGGATATGGAGCTATATTCTTTTGGGAATATGGTTTTGAGCTTTTTTCATAGTATATTGTTTCTTCCTTTGTGAAATATGCTTCTTTTGTTGGTCTATCATGAATATCTGTTTCTAGTATTGCGTAACCTTCAATTAACATATTTGTAATTGGATCAATTATTCCTGTTGCTTTCCTTCCGTCAATGACTTGCATAATTGGAAAACCATCATCATTTTTAGATATGTATATAAATGAACAAGAAGTGATTAAAGCAGAAATAATAGCACTGTTAAAAAGAATATCGGGATTATTCATATTATAAATCTCATTCATTTCAAATATATCATTCTTAAATTCTCTAAACGATAATCTATCTGCTAATGTATCTACAGCTTTTGAACACCAACCCAAACATTCCTTTAACCAATAAAACTCTTTTGGTATAACAGTGTTAAATTCTTGCATAGTGTTTTTCATTTCATAATAGTCATATCGCAATTCATTTCTATCTTTCTTGTTTGATAGTCTTCTTTTTAAGTATTCTATTCCTTTATATTCACTCATTTTATTAGCTCCTTTCTAATGTATAAAAAAATCGTGAGAAAATATTCACAGTACGACGGTGAAGTCCTGTAATGGCTCTCTGGGGGTGTTATACCCCTATTAAAATCATTAAGATGATTTATAATTTTTCCAATCAATCGTATGTGGTAAATCACGATTTGTAATTATTTCTACTTTTTTATTATTTTTATTTGAAAACAATTTATCTGATTTTTGTCTGTTACAGGTCCAGTGAGCAAGTTGCAAGTTATCTATATCACTTGGATGCCCTCCTTTTGCAACTGGTATAATATGATCTATACATGCTGATAATGGATGTGGATATTTATAAGAGAAATCAACTGGCTTTCCACAAATACCACATACACTTTGCGTAGCATATATACGTTTTTTATTCCTTTCAAATTGCTTTCTATGTGAACCATCCCTATCTAATCTTTTGATTGACATATAAACAAGTCCACCCCCTATGATATATTTAATTGTTCAAATATCTTCTCTAGCTTAGTAAATTGCATAGCAAAAAAATCAACACATTCCTCACTATGAAACTGCATTCCTAAATCAATACCACTTTCATATAAAAAAGCATGAATAATTTCATGCCTTAAAATGGTATCTTGATATTTAATAGGATTTTTTTGTTTAGTAACATTACCATCACTTTTTATTTTAAGAACCTTTATTTCTTTTACTGAATTATCTACATAACCATCACAATTCATTGCATTCATTGTTTCATCACATTCTTCCAATAGTTCAATATCATATTCAGTACCTAATACATTTATTTTCAT